TGCCGTAACCAAGCACCATCACGAAGCCCTGAGAGGCTACGACCGTTTTGCCAAAAGGAGCAGCGGTAACGGTCGAGAAGCCTGCGCCCGTCGAACGCTGCAACTGAGTGGATGGGCTGATCGCCAAAGCCGTATTACCAAAGGCGGCGAAGCGCCACACATCATCCACACCAAGGGTGTAGCCCGAGCCGACCGAAGTCCACGATAGGCCGGTCAGTTCGTACAAATCAGACGCAGTACCCGCAAACAGCCGAGAAGTGCCCGAAAGATTCCGAGTCACCGCAGCACCCTTGCAAGGCGCAGCCAAAGCAGCCACACCGGCATCTTGACCAGACGGAGCAGCCCTCATGCCCTTCAGATCAGGCATCAGGTTTTGACACTCCATGATTGCGCCCGGCGTCGTAGGCTCAACGTCTGGAGTAAAGCCGAGCAGCGGGGTCACACTGCACCCCCAATGCTCATCGTCAGGACAGAGCCGCTTTGCTTGTTGGCGTTCTCCAAGGCGTTTACAGCGTCCTTGGCCGACTGGTAAAGCGTTTCGTAGGACTGCGCGGCCTCAACGTCTTTGAGGAACACAGCAGCGAACATGAGCGACTTGAACAGGTACACATCCGACGCATTGGTCAGTAGCCAATTGGTATCCGAGTCAGCCGACAGCGCAGGGAATGCGGCGTAGTGCAGCAGTTCATACGAACCATTGCCACCGTTCAGAACCTCAATGGTGTTGCCCACACGGGTAAACACGCGGGCTTGTGAGCCTGCATCTTCCATCTCGGCGTATTGCTCGGCGTTCACATAGTCGTGAACACGCCCGCCCACCTCAAGACGGCGCGCATCAACGAACCCGACAGGCAAGGTCAGCACACCAGAGACAAGCGCCCCGGTTGCCTTGCTTTCCATCGCCTGCACGCGCACATCCCGGCGAATCACGGACTCAGCCAGGCGCACGAATGACGGGATCGAAGCGGTTGCCGAGCCATTCGCCAAGTAATCGGCAATGGCGGTCTTGAGGTCTGCGAATGTCATCAGTAGATCCCGCCGTCAACCTTGAATTTGCTGTAATCAGCAATGCACCGATCAAGCAACTTGTCATCGTTCATGACCGTGTGCATGTCGATGCCGAATTGAGCGCCCCAATGCGCAATAGCCGCCAAAGGGATGGATGCAACGCACTTGCCAAACGTGGCCGAGTTGATTTCAGCCTCACGCATCCGGCGCACCCGATCCAAGTTGCCCGACACGTCCACGTTCTCAAAAACGATGGTCTTGCCGTCTTCTTGGTGGATGCCGGTTTGGTGGTTGATGCCTTGCTTGATGATTTCCATACAGACCCTTTTCTTTGCCGTGGAGACAAAGAAAAAGGCCCCGAAGGGCCTTGGTTTAGATGCTCAGTGCATCAGGTGGTGGGCTGAACGTCGCGGATCGCGCCGTGGGCCTTCTCGTTCTTGACCAACAGCGTCCATTCGCAGTTGATCAGACGCTCATCGGCGTCACCACGCTTGCCCAGCGGGGTGGACTTCATGCCGCGCAGAGTACCCAGCGAGGCGTACTCAGGGTTCACAATGAAGATTTCACGCGAACGCATGTGACGGGCGTTCACGAACTTCACGCGACCGAACGGGCCGATGTACACCTCAAGGGTGGCGGTCAGCGTCTTGTCTTCGGCCTTGTCAAAGCGAGTTTGACCAGCCAGGAAGGTGTCAACGCGGGCACGCAGAGCCGAGGGGATCAGGGCGTAAGTGCCGTCGATCTCAGCGCCGTTGTCGAACATCAAGCGCATCACATCTTGCAGATGCGACTCTTGCAGTTGACGCAGGGTGCCGTCCGTCGGGGCGGTGTTGGTCAGCGGGTTCGGGTCAACGCCAGGGGTGGCTCCGCTCGATTTGCTGGTGTTGGTGGCGATGAAGCCCAAGAAGCCACGAGCTTGGGGAGCCACACCAGCCGAAGCAGCGATGGCGGTCGTGTTTTGCAGCACGCCAAACTCGATGTCTTTCTTCAGGGCGACCATTGCTTTGGTTTCCTGATAGGCCACTTCGTCCTTACCGCCTGCCTTCTCGACCACTTGCTGAGTGCCGGTGATCGACAGCACATCTTCGGCGATTTGGGTGCGGTTGCTGTAGCGGGCCACGTCGGTGCGGGCCACTGGAGCCGACAGGTTACCGGCTTCCACCCTGTTGGACGCGCCAGCACGGAACGAGTCGTTCAGCCACTCGACCAGCGGGCCGTTGACCTTTTCCTTGCCGATCAAGGCCAGGGTGGGGGTTTCCGAAACGGACACGTTCCAGATGTTGTCCAGCAGTTGTTCACGGACACGCGACGAGTTGAAGGTAGCAAACGAATTGCTGATTTGGGGCATGGTGTTTACCTCTTGGAAGTTGCAGCCAAGGCGGACGCAAAGGTCTTGAGGTCAAGAGCCTTCTTGCTGGTCGCTGCCTTGACGAGTTGTTCGGTTTTGCTCGGGGCGGTGCGCTGCGCCGGGGGCGCTTTCTGCGGGACACTCGCCACCTTCTTGACGGCTTGGGGCTTCTGGGTTTGCAGTGCAAGCCACTTCTGCGCGTACATCGCAAGTTCCACCGCCCACGGCAGCGTGGTCAGAACCTTCAGGTCTTCAGGCGTTGCGCCCTTGTCCATGAGGGTTTTGAACATGGCTTGCGTGTCTTGCTGGGTGACCCCAGGAAAGACCTTCACCAAGTGCTGTTCAGCCAAAGCACGCTTGTTCACCAGTTCCTGCTCGGTCTGCATCTGCGCTTGTTGCGCGTACTGCTGACGCTTCAGAGCGAGCGATTCGCCTGCATCTCGGTACTGCTGTTTCAGTTCCGTGAAGCGGGCTAGATGCTCTTGGTATGAAACCGGGTCGGCTTCGCGCAGTTGCTGCCAGTCGATTTGCTGGTACTGATTGAGGGTTGCCTCAAGCATCTGCACCTGGCCGATCTCGGCGGCGAACTGCTGCACTTCTTGGATCTGCTGCTGCGCAAGCTGCTGAACTTGCTTGCGTTCCTCTGCGATGCTTTGAGCCTTCTGGGTGTAGTCCTGCTGACGCATGTAGCCGTCACGCAGTTCACGTTCAGTCACCTCAAATGCTTCTCCGTTTGCGGTCGTCCACTTGATGACCCGATCGTCAGACGAGGCCGGTTCTTCCGGTTGTTCGTCCTGCTCACCTGTCTCATCCTCTGCTTGCGCTTCGGCTTCGACTTCTTCCGGTTCGCTTTCGGGCTGACCTTCCGACTCCTGCTCTACCTGCTCATCGGTGCCTGAGTCCTCTAGGGGTTGCTCGGGCGTATCCGCTTGTGCGAGTTGAGACGCGAAATCGTCAATCGAGAGTGCTTCGGACATTTGCTGATCCAAGGTTGTCGCGCCAAGGTGTGAGGCCAAAGAAAAAGGGCCCCGATTGCTCGGAGCCCCTTGGCTTGTTCCTAACTTGACGCCCTAGGTAAACCGCCTAGGTCGGGTTGTTGGCTTACTCGGTCGTGCCGTCGCTGTACATGACGCGGCAATCGCCCTTTTTCAGCCTGATTCCTGAAAACTTGCTGTGAAAGAACCCGCCATCGTCCGCTTCAGGGTGGGTCACTTCCACCAACGGAACATCGGCACGCTCTTTCGATGCGATGAACTCTTGCAGCGACAGCACAGGGGCGGCCATCTTCTGCACAAACGCAGGAGCCACAGAAACGGGCTCTGCGGGCTTTTCTTGTGCGGGCTGGGTCAATGCCTCAACCGCCACGGTTACGCCCTCTGCGACACGATCGGCCGCGCTCTTGCGGCCTCGCTTCTTGGGTTGTTCAGCCTGCATAGTTCCTCGCTTGTTCGCGGATGGCTTCGAGCTTCGCTTGTGCGTTCTGCTCGGCCAGTAGTTCGTACTTCGTCACTTCACCGGCATTGATGGCGATCTCAAACCAGCGCACAAACTGCTGACGCATCTTGTCCATCATCACCAGCTTTTCACGCTGCTCAGTGGCTTCGGCGGGAAGTGCAAAGATCAGGTCACGGACTTCACGCTCAATGGTGCTCAATGCCTCTTGGACAATGGGCTCACTGAGGATGGCTTGCGCCCGTTCCGCGCGGGCAATCTGCCGTCTTTGTTGATCGTTCACATCGCCCCCGGTTGTTGCAGGTCGTTCGCCAGTTGGTTGATCGACTGAGCGGCAAACTGGATCTGAGCCGGGTCAATGACTTGGCCCGCCTGATCCATCTGAGTGCCGTCGATGATGTTCCCACCCACCGGACGCGACAGCATCCCGGCAGCGAGTTCAAACAGCTTCAGTCGCTCGGCTTGTGCGCCTTCCAGTTGCTTCATCTGCAAATCGTGCTGGCGCTGCTTCTCAGCCTCTTGCGCCTCAAACTGAGCCTTGCCCATCTCGATCTGAGCCTTGATATGCTCAGGAGACGGCTGTGGTGGCTTCTGCTCTTGCTGGCTCGGATCGGTCAACAGCTTCACATCAGCGCCGATGAGCTTGGCCGCGCTTGCGAGCTTCTTACCGAACTCGTAGACGTTCTGCGGCGTGGTCACGCCCACTTGAGCCGCCTGCATCATGAACGCGCCGAACATCTGGAGCATTTGAATCTGCTCCATGCGCTCACCGTTCGTTGATCCGATCTGGATCTTGCAATCCATCGCGTCCGACCACTCAGACGGCGAGAACGAGACCCACTCATTGCGCAGGCGCACCACATCGGCCACGTCTTGATACTGAGTGACCAAGCGCAAGACGATCTGGAACAGCCGCTTGATGCCGGTTTGCGCCATGATCCGCAGCGTGGTCTTGAGCCGCTGCTCACTGGCCTGCATGATCTTGCCGATGCCGGTCGCCGTCTTGTTCAGACTCTCAGAATCGAGACCTTGGTTGTACTTGGTGATACCCAAGCGCGTCTCGCGCATGTTGTCGGCGAACTGGATGCCCTCAAGCGACTCACGCGCAACCAGCGACGTTTGCATGGGGCTGAAGGCCGTACCGGGAGCGCCACGACCGCGCACGATCTTGCCGATGCGATCACTCAGAAGATCCTCAATCATCGGCGTACCCGTGGCCGCGTCAAGGTTGACATACGTGCCGGGGCGGTTCGCCAAGTACAGCGAGTCCAGATACTGACGGACAAGCGAGGTCTTGAGACGCTGAATCTCCGCCGCCGGGTCAGCGTAGGCCATCCCGATCACGCGATGCGGAATTGGGATCGGCGTGATAACCGCGTAGTCCTGCCCCGCCACCTCGTCATCTTGCAAGGTGTCGTCAGGGCCACCACCGGCCAGCACTTCACGCCATTCGGCAATGCCGTCGCCGTTCACGTCACATTTGACGAAGCCCTTGAACAACCGGACTTCTTCAAGCTCAGGGCTTGCCGCATCGTCACGACGAAACACCGAGTCATGTTCGTCAGGGTCGAGCGTATCGAACCCAATGCCGAGCCCGTGAAAGTCGAAGTCCGTAACGTCAGCCCACCGCTTGTGCCCTAATTCCTTCAACTCGGAACGGGTGTAGGTGACGATTTCGCCGATCACATAAGCGTCGTCAGGCGTCCGAGCATCACGCGAGATGATGAACTCGGTGGGCTTGATGTTGCGGATCTTCAAGCAACCCGGCTTCTTGACCATGACCGTCACGTCATAGACGTTGACAGGCTGGCCCATCACATCAATCTGACGTGCAGAGGCTTCAGTGATCTCCTTGCCTTCAGCCTGGAGCATCACTAGCTGTTCTTCGGTCAGCCCCTGATACTCAACACGCTCAGGGTCTTGCTGAACCCACTCAGGACGCACCACACCGACCTTGGACAGCAGGGCATCCTTCAGCCAGGTATAGAACACCATGAAGCCGTCATTGCGCTCCATGACCTGGTAATTCACATAGTCGGTCGCCTGCTTAGCCTTTTCCTCATCCTCCGGGCCGGTCGGCTGGAACTCTGCGATGTTGT